TTTATATGTTACAGTCTTCACGCAATCAATCAATCCGGGACAAAATGTATCACCTTCATAGCATACGACAGGATTATCTACATATCTTACCTGACCTGCGCGTTGGCGCATAACAAGTTCACCATATCCGGTAATAGACAGATAAGCACGCTGTTCATAGATATCATTCCCGTTCTGATCCTTATACCCGGTCTTTGTGCTTCTTGGAAGAATATAACAATGGGGTCTTCCGGTAGGGTCAAGAGATAAACCATTTACCGCAATATCCAAGAAACATCCAAATAGGCTCAATTGTGAACAATTCTGTAAGGCCGGCTTATCCTGAAGAATCTTTCTGAAATTAAACTTCTCTTTCTCGTATACCTGAGGGCCCTTATCGGTTCCCCAGATTGAATTGTACATTAAGATAAATTTCTGTTCAACACGACCATCTTCCGCAATCATAAGCGGATTCAGTTTATTAAGTTCAGTGACTTTGATTTGAATTTGATTTGACATAACCTTAAATATTTAAAATGTTAATTACCAATATTTTTTTACTACACGAGCTATCGCAAAACAGCCTAATGCAATCAATATCTGCTTGTAATATCCTATTGTGAAGCCGATAAAAGCTAGTACTGCGACCGTTACAAAAAGCATGTAAAATCCCCACCTCGTCGTCTGGACGAGCTTGTTATACTTTGTTTCCATAATTCAATGATTAAGCAAAAGCTGTTTACGATGATCCTGAAATAGCGAGTTGGATAATATGGTAAACTTCCTCGACAACCCTTTATCAAGGTGCTTTGCTGTTAAACTTAAAATCTAGTAATCATATGGTTCGAGCGCATGTTTGTACAGGTCTAACAACCTGTACTCAATTTTGCCCGGACGTTTGTAACGCTGTAACCTGCATTCCCTAACCCAACGTTCAACGTTGTCACGGCCAAAGCGCTTATAAGCTTCTCTCTGTCCGATGAACTCTCTAACCCCACTCTGTATTTTTGTTATCTGCATGGCAAGATATTCAAGTTCAATCTTTCTGAAGGATGGGATTGTTCTGTAGGTGGATTCAGCAGCCATAGTCATTCTTTTTTAAAGAGGTTCTTTTCATTTGCATATCTCATAAACTCCGCCATGGAGTGTATTCCAAGTTTACGGAAAGCGTTTTTCCGATGATTCTTCACAGTATGTGTTGAAAGAAATAGCTTTTCAGCAATTTCATCATCATTATTACCGTAATAGCATAATTCCATGATATGGAGTTGCCTTTCAGATAGAGTCGTGTTGAATTTAGGATTGCATATTACATTGAACCCTTTACATTCTCCACGCAATGGACAACCGACGAATTCAAATCGGAAGTTCCAGTTTTCATCAATATCAACCATGTTATCATACAATCCGAAATTGCATTTGATAAATCGACGTACAGCCAAGAAATCCCGATATATCTTATTGCCGTCGTATTTCGCATACGTTTTCCTTAGTTCTGCATAAGCCTCGGGATAAAACTCCTCAAGAACTTCAAGAAATCGCTGTATGAAATCAATATCAGACTCTTTCAGATTGTGCTCCGGCTGATCCTGTTCCCTTATAGTTACTTCTCCCTCCGGAGTTGTATAAAACTCTATTGCGCGCATAGTTTTACCTCCTCTTTTGGAAAAAGTATCTCGGCAGGAACACCAAGCTCCTTTTCAATCATTGACTGCGACAAAGCATCTGGCTGATATTTCCCCGATATCCAATTATAGACAGCCGATTCGGATTTCTTCGTGACGTTCGCGATACGTCTGACGAAGCTTCTCCGATCCATGCCGTCGTAAATTTCACGGAATGTTATATCGACTTTGTTACAATGACTTTGTAGGATTAATTTTTCCATTTTTTCCTCCTTACATTAATATATGTATGCTCTTTTTCTTATCTTTGAACATTGAATTAATTACAATGGCAAATATATACTTTAATATTTTAGTAGTGCAATAGATATACTAAAATATTTTAGTATTTAAGAATATTTAAAACAATGGAAGGTGAATACACTGTTATTACGTATTGTTTGACATTTATAAAAAGCCCAACTTGGATTTACCTGCTTAATTATGCTGTAAATCAACATAAATTGATCAGATAATGGTTCTTTTTGTCTAGAGCCATTCCTATTGATTAGCTAATTTTCCTTTTATAGGTAAGTATAATAAAATATCAAAGTATGCAATCAAACAAAACGGAAATAATCCAAAAAGCAATAGATTTGATTTGTGCTTCAAATGTATCAAACTACAAAATAGCGAAAGATACAGGTATAACAGAAGCCACAATCGGAAACTATAAAAATAGAAATACTAGTCCAACTTTAGCCAATGCAAATATTATAATAGATTACTTCAATAAGAAGAAATCAGAATTATCAAACGAAGCAATCATTGAGAAAGCTATTGACTGCATTAGAAAATCAAATCTATCAGATTATAAAATTGCGGAAGGAACAAAAATGTCCAGGATGGCCATTGGCAATTATAGAAAAGGTAAAAATACTCCTAGTATTGTAAGCGCGAATACGATACTTAATTTTTTCGCTAATATTGATCGAATAGAAGTAGAAAAATCAAACGTAGCAATTAATAACCCAACAGAATACGAAGAAGCTATGGAAAAAGGATTGAAATTATTGCCCGAAGTTGATTTTAAATTTTCCGGAGGAAAGGCTGAGTTACTAGGAAGCACTGATGTTATAAAAAGATATTGGTACCTACCAGACTGTAAAGATTGTGAGGCTATTGCTCAAGTGGCTGGCAACTCTATGGCCCCGGCATATCCATCCGGGTGCTGGATAGCTTTGAAGCGATTTAGCTTTGAAAAAGAATTTCCAAATCAAATACCATTTGGAAATGTTTTCGGAATCGTAGTCGAAGATAAACAAACGGGAGATTATCATGGTCATATAAAAATATTGCGTCGCTATGAAGACCCTGCAATGGCTAAACGTTTTTGGATAGCTCGATCAATAGATAGAGACAACCATGATGATTTCGATATAGACATAGAACAAGTTAGAGGATTATGGATTGTAAAACAGCATGTTGTTGCGGATGTGATATTATAAATCAAAAATAACTTTAAATTTAAAATAGAGATATTTATGGAGATACATCATTATACTTCAATTGATAATTTAGCTCTCATTTTAAAAAGCAAAACAATTCGTTTTACAAGGCTAGATAAAGTTGACGATGGAGATGAAGCAAAACAGTCTAGCAATAATATTAAGTTAAGTCATTATGCTTTTGTCTCATGCTGGAGTGATAATAAAGAAGAGAGTATTCCCTTATGGAAAATGTATGCTGGCAAGGATATGAATGGAGTAAGAATCACACTAGATAGTGACATGTTTTTAAAATATCCTATCGAAAGTGGAAATTATCATGGTATAAATATAATAGGGGGAACATCAATTCTTCCAATAGAAAAAGCCTTCACAAAAGATTATTATATCGTCCCTCCATTCTTCAATTCAACTGCCTTTTTAAAAAAAATCGAGTATGTTGAAGAACCATCTGAAAATATGGAAGATGTTGCAAGATTAACTTATTTGGGAAATAATAAAGGAGAAATGAATTTAGATACAAAAAAAATAGGTATTTATAAGCGTAAATGTTGGTCTTTCCAATGTGAATGCCGTTTTATATTAATAATTATTCCAAATCCCAACCATACTATTTCTTCAGAATCATCTGTAAATCTTATGACAGACATTTACAATGGCATTCCTCCAACATTAACATATTATGATATGAAGCTTGATCCTTCAGTTTTATCCAATATGAAGATTACTCTTTCACCTACATGTACAGATGCAGAGAGAATAATTATAGAATCCCTTGTAAAAGAATTTGTTCCTAATGCTTCTATTAATTCTAGTGCATTAAGTGGGTTAATAAAATTTTAATGTTATCAATGTTAAAAAACAGATAAGCATAAAATCATTTAATTGAATAAATAGTGAAAAATAATTACAACATGGAAGTAAAACTAAGATGTGCCACATGTGGTGATGATTCCTCTTTCGAAATGAACGAGGACAAGTCTTTTGTAAAGTGTAAAAAATGTGGACGTGAATATCCAGGAGGATACGATGAGCTTGTTTCCCTAAATCAAGAAGCGATAGAAGGTATGAAAACTTTAATGACTTCACAAATTAATGAGGATTTTGTAAAATCGATTAAAGATATTTTCAAAGGGAACAAAAATATCAGAATTTCTTAAATATGTTGATCAATGGTTTAAACAACTTTGATAATATACAGCCGAGAGATCTGGGATATTCTTCAGCAGTATTAGAACAAACGCGTAGCATAAACAACTCTTCTCTGATATGTTCCAATTGTTCGGCATATGATACAGGAATATTGATTTGGGCGCCATGTAATGAGGCCTCCATAAAATCAACAGGAGTTAAGGGATACGAAAAATCAGATTCTAGTTTGTATTCCATGTGATACAAGCATTCTCCATTTCCGTCAGTTATGGTAAAAGTAATTTTCCCATTTTTCGTATCTATCTCTTTTTCTATAATATAAACGACTTTCAT